CTTGCCCGTGTCCCACGTGCGGAGGGTGTGCCCGGTCTCGAGCCGGACGTGGCGAAGGGGATCGGGCTCCGGGTCGCGGTCGATGATCTGGTCGATGGCCTGGTCGATGGTCATAGGTCGTTCTCTCTCTGGTTAGTTGGTCTCGGTCTCGGTTGTCGGTCGCCGGTAGCGATCCGGTGATCCTCATCAGGACGGGCGCTACCCGTCGACCGCGGGCTAGGCGGTTTCGGCTGCGCGCGTCACCGCGCGCCAATCGGCCCACATCCGATCCGCATCTGCATAGTAGTCGATGCAAACGTGGCCGTTCGCCTCGGTTACGATCGCTCCGGCGGGATGGGCCGTCAGGAAGTTGATCTCGGCGGCGTTCAGCGCGCCGGGGGCGAAATCCTTGAGCTGCCACCCCGACATGAGGGTGTGGCGAGGAGACCACTCGTAGTCGCCGTCGTCCTCGGGGCCGCGACACAGGCCGACCTCGTAATACGCAGCATCGAGCAGCGTACGGAACTTGCCCGATCCATAGGGGCGGATCGTCTCGCCCGGCGCCGCGGGTTGTTGGCTGGCCGCCCCGACGTGCGCCAGCAGGCACGCGGCCAGCACTGGGGGCACACGGCCCGGGCCGTAGGCCTGCCCAAGCGGGTAGGCACCGGTGCGTGCGCACTGAGCGAGCATGTCCCGGTGCGCGAGCCGCTCCGAACGGCGGTCGCTCGCGGCCCGGCCGTGCGCTACGAGGCGCACGCCGCCGCCATCGGCCGTCAGCGTTGCCGAGTAGTCGACCAGCCCCCAGTAGGGGTAGGTCTGACGGCCCCCGCGCGGGCCGCGCGGCTTTGCCGAGCTGATGCGGACGCAGGGGACGGGCCCGTGCTCACGGATGTAGGTGGCGAGAAGGGCGACCGGGCAATCGGTGGTGGTGGTGGTGGTGGTCTGAGTCATGATCGTTTATCTGTTGGTTAGGGTTAGTCTCGCTGGGTCTTCCGCGCGCGATCAACGACAGCGTGGGCCATACGGCGCATCGCCAAGTCACTCGGGGTGTTGGTCGCCACGGCTTGGTCTCTCGTGTTCACGCGTGCAGGATACACTGTAGACAACCGGAGGCAACAAAGATTCCGAAAAAACTGTAACCCAGTGGCTACACCGGGGATACCGCGGTCGGCGAGCCCCAGGTCACCTCGCCCGAGTCCCACCGAACTCCGATGCGGGGCGCCCGGGAGTAGCGCGACCGCCCCACCCAGATCACGTGCCCGCGCCGGCCATCGGCCTGCACGCGGTCGCCGCGGCGATGGGTCGGCTGCGGGGCCCGCCGCTCGTGATAGCGGGCCGCACGCTGGGCGTGGTACCGGGCGGCGAGCTCGGCCGGCGCGTCCACGGTGGCGTGGTTTCGCGCGGTCCACGCGCGTGTGGTCGCATAGCCCACCTCACGCGTCATGATGGCGCCGTCGGCCGCCTCCCCGGCGTAAACCACCGCGAGGAAGTCGGAGTCATCGTGGTAGTTGCGCTCGACGAGGTCGAGCACCTGCCCGGGGTAGCGGTCCACGTAGTAAGTGAGCGCGCAGGCCGGGCCGCAGTCGGTGCCGAGGGCCGCGGCGTCGCGGTCGACGGTGCAGTCGCCGTGGCCGGCATCGTGGTGGGGGCAGCCCCGTCGGTGCCAGACACCCGCGGGGCGGATGGTCTCGCCGGGGGCGGGGGCGGGGATCGTGTCGTGCGTCGTGTGGAAGATGGCGATCATGGGTCTTTCAGGGTAGGATGCGGTCGAGACCCGAATGTAGCGGGCCCGTCAACTTGTGTCAACTGGGCATCGGCTGACGAGGCCCCGAAACCCCAGTTTTCGGTGTCTCAAGATTGTATCGCGAATGTCCCACCAGAATAAAGACCGCCGTCCCGCGCCGTCCCGATTGACGGGACGGCGGGGCAAATAATTCTAACCCGTTGCAACACCGAGGGATAGGAAATGCAGAGCGAAACAGGTCCGGTAAATCGTAGGCGAGGTAAATCCCGGGGAATGCGGGGCTGCGCGCAGAGGGCTCCGGGAGCCGTTTTTTCGGAACCCCAGGCGCAGGCCGAGGTTACGCAAAACGGGGGTTCTGTAAGGTTAGCTCAAAGTGACGTCCCGCGCCGTCCCGCGGCGTCCCGGACGGCGCGGGACGGCGGGGTCCCGCGGCCCCGGGGGATGGCCACCCCCGTAGGGGGTGCCCCCCGAGGGCCGGGACGGGACGGCGCGGTGCGGCAAATGGGAAATGGAAATTCCGGCACCGTAAATCGGCGAATTAATTCCCGGGCCAAGGGCGCCGCCGGCGAGCGGGAGTTTGCCGCGGTGCTGCGCGCCGCGGGCTGGCCGACCGCGCGCCGCGGCCAGCAGCGCAGCGGCCTCGACCAAGCCGATGTGATCGATGGCCCGCGCGAGGTGCACTGGGAAGTCAAGCGGGTCGAAGCTCTCAGCGTTTGGGCCGCGGCGGCCCAGGCGGCGCGTGACGCCGGCCCCGGCGAGGTGCCCGTGGTCGCGATGCGGCGCAACGGCGGAGACTGGCTCGCCGTGGTCCCGTTGACCTTTTTGCTCCAGGTCCTTGCGCTCCGCGATGCGCTGGGGTAGATGCCCCGGCATGCGTCCGATCCTCGGATTCGTGGCCGCCGCCGCTGCCGCCTGCGCCGCCCCACCGGCGCAGACGCTCCGCGCGGCCAACTACACCGCCCGGCCGTTCGCCGGCTGGGTGCGGTGCACGGTGCCGGCGCCGGCGCTGGCGCCCGGCGAGTGCGTCGGCCCTGACGACTTCCGCGTGGTCCCCGGCCGGGCGGTCGGGGGAGTGCGCGTGGTCGACGTGCGTGTGTGGTTGCCCCCGGGGGCCGTGCGCACGGTGCCCCTGGCTGACCTGCCCCCAGGCGAGGGGGGCAAGTCGCCCGTTGCGCCGCCGACCGTGGCTACCCTCCCCGCGGTCGGCGGTGCATCGTTTCGGCTGCGGGAGGCGGGCCCCGATGGCGCCGCGTGGTCGCAGCGATGGCGCGCTCGCCTCGGGATGCTGGCCTGCGAGCTGTGGGTGCGGCACTACCCTGATTGGCCGGGGGTGGCTATTGGGGAGGTGGTGTATACGGCGAGCAATCCCACTCTCCCGGATATGTGTGTCACAGTGCCGGACTGCACCATCAAGTGGGAGGGCGCTATCGCCTACACACCCACAATGCCTAGTGTGGGAGATGTCATGGCCGACGGCCAAGCCCGGGCATCCCGCGTGGTGGTTGTGTGGCCGCGCGCCGTGCGTGACTGGGCCGCGGTCGTCGCGCTGTTGGCGCCGGCCGGCGTGTGCGCCATGGGTCTCGACGCGCCGTGGCCGACGGGCTGCCCGGTGTCGGCGCCGTCGCCCCTGGCGTGGACCACGGAGTGGTTGCCGAGGGCCGAGGCCAGTCTGCGCGGCTGGTCGCCGTGCGGCTTGGGCCCCTCGATCGACAGCCGGGTGACCGGGGCTCAGGAGGATCAGCTCTTCGTCGGTGGCGAGCTCGGTGCGGCGGCCGGCCTCGGGGCCGAGGTGGTGCGCTACCTCGTCGCCCTCGGCCAGTTCCGCCAGCCCTGCCACCACCTGGAAGCCGATGGCGGGCAGCTAGTGCTGGCCGATCACCCTCGCCTCGTGATGTGGGATTCCAGGGCCCACTACAGCGCCGCGGTGTCGCCCGATCAGCTCGGCAAGCCCCGGCCGCTGCAGGCGGCCGAGGCCCACGGTTGGTGGGGCCCCGACGAGCAGCACTGGTTGCTGAACACGCTCTGCGTGGCCGCGCGGGCCACGGGCTCGCCGGCGCTGCAGTGGCAGCTGGAGGCGAAGGCTCGGAACTTGATCGTGCACTACGACAGCCGGGCCGGCGAGCTGCGTGCCGCTGGCTGGCGGGCCCTGGCCTATTGGTGGCTGTCCCACGTGCTGGAGGACCGCGTGCTTGCGGAGCGCGTGGTGGCGGACGCCCGCGCGTTCGCCGCCGTGGTCCGGCGGGACTGGGAGGGCCGCCCGTGGTGGTGGGTCGACACCGACCGCGCGCAGGACACCCAGGGCACGGGGCGCGACCGCGTGTCGCTCGTGTGGCAGCATGGGCTGGCGACCTACGCGCTGGACCTGCTCGGCGAGCAGCTCGGCGACCGGGAGCTGCGCGCCCTGGCCCGCCGGGGCGCTATCGCTGCGCTCGCCGCATGGGCGTGGGATGGCGAGCGGTGGGCGGGCTGGGGCTACGTGGGCACATCCGGCGGTGTGTTCGGCCCCCTTGTGGAAGGCGACGGAGCCCACTGGGGCTCAGGGGTGGAGTCATGGATGACACTCACGATAGCGACGGTGCTACGTCACGAACCGCAGCACGAGCGGGCCCTGGCCATCCAGGCTCAGCTGCTGCGGGAGCGTGCCCAGCAGGGCCGGTGGTTGCCGCCCGAGTGGTTACGCTGAGGGTGCCGGTGTCGGACACCGGGCACGTCGTCGGCGAGCACCATCACCGGGCCCGGCTCAGCGACTCGGTCATCACCTATTTGCGGGACCTCCACGAATACCAGGGCCTCGGGGCCAAGGCCATTGCGGGGTTCACCGGGCATCCCCTCGGCACGGTGCGCAAGGTGATCTACTACCAACGCCGGGCAACCGTGCCCCACGTATGGAGAGAGGTGCAGCGTGTCGTCACCCCCTAGGCGGCAGCGGTATGGCAAGCGCACGAAGCGCGCAGTCCAGGAATCCCTCATGGCCCTGCTGCGTGAGGGGCACCCCTACGGTGTCGCCTGCCGGCAGGTCGGGGTGCCGCGGCAGACTGTGCGTGTGTGGGCCAACACTGACCCTGTGTTCGCCCGGGAGCTGGAGGAAGCCAAGCAGGAGGGCTATGACTCCCTGGCGGAGGAGACGCTGACGATCGCCGACACGCCGCAGATGGGCAAAGAGACGGTGACCGGGTTCGATGGTGACAAGGTGTTCCTCCGGGAGACCACGGCCGACATGCTCGGCCATCGGAAGCTGCAGATCGCGACTCGGCTGCAGCTGCTTGGCAAGTGGGATCCGAAGCGGTATGGCGCCCAGATCCAGGCGCAGCTGTCCGTCGACGACGGCCTCGCGGCGCAACTAGAGCGCGCCCTGGCCCGCGTCGAGAAGGCCTCGGGTGACTGAGGCCCGGCTCCAGGACGCGGTGGCTGCGACGCGGCACGATCCGCTGCGCCATGCGATGCTGGTCTACCGGTGGGGCGAGGGCGAGCTCGCCGGCGCCACCGGGCCCCGAGACTGGCAGCGCGCCATCCTCGCGTCGATCCGCGACCACCTGCGCGATCCCGCCCTGCGCTACACGCCGTGCCAGATCGCGGTGGCGAGCGGGCACGGCATCGGCAAGTCGGCGCTCATTTCGATGGTCCTGAAGTGGGCGCTGGACACGTGCGTGCGCGCCAAGGTCGTGGTCACGGCGAACACGGACACGCAGCTGCGCACCAAGACGTGGCCCGAGGTTGGGAAGTGGCAGAGGCTGGCGCTCAGCGCGAAGTGGTTCTCGGTCACCGCGACCGCGGTGATTGCCAACGACCGGACCGTGGAGCGCGACTGGCGGGCCGACGCGATCCCGTGGAGTGAGACGAACACCGAGGCATTCGCTGGCCTACACAACAAGGGCCGGCGCATTGTGGTGATCTACGACGAGGCTAGCGCCATTGACGATCGCATCTGGGAGGTCACCGAGGGTGCGCTGACCGACGAGAAGACCGAGATCATATGGCTGGCCTTCGGTAACCCCACGCGGAGCAATGGGAGATTCCGGGAGTGCTTCCGCAAGTTTCGCCACCGCTGGTATACCGCCCAGATAGATAGCCGCACGGTGGAGGGCACCAACAAAGAGTTGTTTGCCCAATGGGCGAAGGACTACGGGGAGGATAGCGACTTCTTCAAGATCCGCGTGCGTGGGACGTTCCCGAGCCTGTCGGCGAAGCAGTTCATCGACGAGGCCGACGTGGATCGAGCGTTCGGGCGCCACTACGACGTGGAGCACTACCAATGGGCGCCGAAGATCATCAGCTGTGATCCCGCGTGGGGCGGTGACGACACCTTGGTCATCGCCATGCGGCAGGGCCTCGCGTTTCACGTCTTGCGCAAGTTGCCGAAGAACGACAACGACACCGAGGTCGGCACGCTCATCGCGAACTACGAGGACACGCACCGGGCCGACGCGGTGTTCATCGACCAGGGCTACGGCACTGGGATCGTCAGCTTCGGGCGCATGCTGCACCGGGACTGGAAGCTGGTGAACTTCGGCGCGAAGTCGGCCGACCCGGCCTGCCTGAACAAGCGCGCGGAGATGTGGAATGCCATGCGGCTGTGGCTGAAGGACGGCGGCGCGATCCCGGCGGACCAGCAGCTGCGCGACGACCTGCTCGGGGTCGAGCTGGTGCCGCGGCCCGATGGCTTGATCCAGTTGGAGCCGAAGGAGTCGATGCGCCGGCGGGGCCTCCCGAGCCCCGATTGCGCCGACGCACTGGCCCTGACCTTCGCCTTCCCGGTGCAGCAACGCACCGAACTCGAACAGATGCAGGACGAACTGGCCCTGCGCCAAGAGCTGCACGGCGATGGCCTCGGGGACTACGACCCCTACGCGGAGCTGTAGCGATACCCATATGCCCGGTCGGCCGACGTAGCGTTCCCCCATGCCCCCTGGCGCCATGGGCCTGGACGTGTTCTCGAACGTGGACGAGTTCCTCGACACGTGCGCGCCGCTGTTCGTCGCCCACGCGGCCGAGTTGGGCCTGCCGTGCGACCTCGACCGGGACTGGGCGCGGGGCCTGCCGAACTGCCGGTGCTTCGTGTGGTGGCACGCAGGCGCTCCCGCGGGCTACCTAGTCGTGCACGGGGAGGTCAACCCAATCACGGGCCTGCGGTGTGGCATCCTCGACGCCGTCTTCGTGCCGCGCGAGCACCGCCGACGTGGCTTCGGGATGGCTCTGCTGGCCCAGGCCCGCAGGTGGGCCCGGGCCGAGGGCTACCAGCGCCTCGTGTGCGCGGCGCCGGCGGGTGGGGCTCTGCATCGCATCCTGGGCCGGTCGTGGACCATGACCGAGGCCGTTTTCGAGGTGGACATCGATGGGCACTAGCACGGCGGTTACCACCTTGGCGGGGGGCCCGTTGCTGGGCCTCGCGGTCTACCAGGGCGAGCAGCAGAAGAAGCTGGCCAAGCAGGCCGCGGAAGAGCAGCGCCTTGCCGCGGTGGCGGCCCGGACGCGCGCCGCGGCGGCCCGCCGGGACCGTGAGATGCAGCTCCGGCGAGAGAACGCCAAGCAGCCCGACGTGCTGCAGCTTCTCGACGCTGAAATGAAGCGTGTCACCGGGGCGGAGATGACGTTCCTGGCCGCGCCGCCGATCAACGCCACGAAGAAACTGGGGATGTGATGCCCGCCTACATGGATCCCCCGGGACACCCGCAAGGCTGGACGCAGCGCCAGCAGGACCTTGCCCTGCTGGAGATGATGCGGCAGGACCGGTCTTCCTGGGACGCGCACTACCGCGAGCTGAACGAATACTTCATGCCCCGGTCCGGGCGGTGGACCACGTCCGACGTGAACGACGGGAAGAAGCGACACCAGAAGGTCATCGACTCCACGCCGCTGCGGGCGATCCGGGTAGGGTCTGCCGGCCTGAGCGCGGGGGCCACGTCGCCGGCCAAGCAATGGTTCCAGATCCGGCCCGCGGATCCCGACCTCGCGAAATATCACTCAGTGCGCACGTGGTGTGATGCGGCCACGTGGCGGGTGCATAAGGTGTTCAATAGGAGTAACACCTATCGCGCCTTCGGCCACATCTACCGGGAGCTGTTCACCTATGGCACTGGGGTGAGCCTCATGGCGCCCGATCGGCGCACGGTGATTCACCACCACCCGATGACCGTGGGGGAATACTTCATCCACACGGACTACCGCGGCGACGTGGTGATGTTTGCCAGGGAGTTCGAGAAGACGGTCAGCGAGGTCGTGATGGAGTTCGGCCTGGAGAACTGTTCCAGCCAGACCCAGAGGTTGTGGAAGAACCGGCAGTTCCTGACCCGGGTGCTCGTCGTCCACTTGATCACGCCGCGTGCCGTCTACGACCCGGAGAAGCTCGACGCCCCGAACATGCCCTGGCGCAGCGTCTACTTCGAGCCGGGGGCCTCCGAAGACGGGCAGGACCGGATGCTCCGCGAGTCAGGGTTCCGCCGGTTCCCGGTGTTGACGCCGCGGTGGGTGGTCACACCCGGCGACACCTATGGTGGCTCGCCGGCAATGGAATGCCTCGGTGACGCGAAGGAGCTCTACCACTTGCACCTGCGCAAGGGCCAGATCCTCGACCTGGACACGAAGCCACCCATGAACGTCCCGCCTGAGTTGAAGGGCAAGCTGGTTTCGCTGCTGCCCGGCGGGAAGAACCATGCCACGCAGGCGGCGTCCGGCACCGGCGGTGTCAAGCCGGTGTTCCAGCCGCAGCAGCGCATCGAGGGCCTGCTGCAGAACATCTACGACGTGCGCGATCGCATCAACCAAGCGTGCTACGTCGACCTGTTCATGATGCTGCACCAGGGGCAGGACAGCCCGCAGAAGACTGCCACCGAGGTGGCCGAGCTGCACGCGGAGAAGTTGTTGATGCTCGGCCCGGTGTTGGAGAATCTGCAGACCGAGCAGCAGGAGCCTGCGGTGCGCACCGCGTTCGCGGAGCTGGTTGCGGCCGGGCTGATGCCCCCGCCACCCGCGGAGCTCGAAGGCCAAGCCCTGGAGATCGAGTTCGTGGGCATGCTTGCGCAGGCGCAGAAGCAAGCCGGTCTCGCCTCGATCGAGCGGTTCACGGCCAACCTGCTCACGATGGGCCAGGGCGGTAAGCCCGAGGTGCTCGACATGCTCGATGGTGACGCCTGGGCAGCCGAGATGGCCGACATCCTCGGCGTGCCGGCGAAGCTGCTCGAAGACGAGAAGGAAGTCGCGGCGATCCGGGCGGCGCGGGCCAAGCAGATGCAGGCCCAGGCGCAGGCCGCCGCCGCGCAGCAAGTGGCTGGCGCGGTGCGCGACTTCGCCCAGGCCGGCATGGCGACGGAACCACAAACACAGTTTACCGGACTCTGAGATATGGGTAACGCCCTTTACGACCCGTTCGTGGAAGCCTACCTCACGGGGGCGGCTGACGCCGTCGACTTCGACACCGCGGACATCCGCGCCATCTTGATCGATACCGCGGACTATTCGGTCGACCTCGCAGCCCACGACTATCTCGACGATGTTCCGAGCGCCGCCCGGGTGGCTACCAGTGCGACCCTCACGGTGACGCGTCACGATCGGGCCATCGACCTGACGGATGCGGTGTTCACCGGGGTGACCGGGGACACGGCCGCGGCCATCGTGGTCTACTGCCACGACGGCGGCGCGGACAGCGCGCGCCGGCTCATCGCCTACATCGACACCGCGACCTCGGGGCTGCCAGTCACTCCGACCGGTGGCAACATCACCGTCGTCTGGGCCGGGTCGCCGGGCTACGTCTTCTCCCTCTAACGCCATGGCCGAAGTAGTCGTCAAGCCCGTGGTCTCCCGCGAAGCGGTCGGTGCGCCGCCCCTCAGTGGGGCCGAGCCGGTCGAGGCGCCGTCGCTGGCGAGCGCCTGGGCTGTAGGCTTGCCGGTCATCGGGATCGCGGCGTCGGTCGAGGTGCCGTCCCTGGTGGGCCTGGAGGCCGTGGGAACGCCCACGGTGGTGCTGGACCGGTTCATCGAGGTGGCCGGGATCACGAGCTCCGAGGGGCTTGGGGCCCCGTCTGTGGCCAACGCGGGAGCCCAGTCCATCTACCTCGGTTCGCTGAGCGCGCCTGGGGGCTTCGGCTACGCCGAGGTGTCCGGCGGCGTGCGGTCGGTGACCCGGGGGCCGGTGCCTCCGCCGTTGCGGCCCCGGCGTCACCCGAGGCACCGCGGTGAGGTCGCCCCGGCGGAAGCCCTGGCCGTCATGCGTCAGCTTGATGCCCGGGGGCGCCAGCAGGCCGTAGGGGCCATGCCCCAGGGGACTGCTGACGGTGACCTTCTCATGTGGCTCGATGGCGCATGGCATCTGCTCCCCAGCGATGCGGCCGATGGGGCCGTTCTCACGTTGTCTGGAGGTCGACCCTGCTGGGTCTAGGAGTTCGCAATGGTTGCTTCAGGTGTGATGGAAACCAAGTCGGCCGAGACGTGGGCCGTCCTGTCGGATTTCGGTACTACGCTCAGCCCGGTCCCCCGAGCGGTGCGGTGCAATGCGGCCGGCACCATCGAGATGACCGGTGCCGATGGCACCAGCAGCGGTTCGCTCAACGTGGTCACCGGTGAGGTGTTGGCCATGCGTCCCCGGACCATCGTGGATGGGGGAACCTCGTTGGCCGTGTCCGATATCTTCGACTTCTCCGGCACGGAGATGCCGCCGGAGCTGCGGGCGACGTTCGTCCGCACCGGGCCGGCGACGATGTGGCTGGACGACGGGACGCTGGGGTGGGGGCCGTGCAACCTGTGCCTACAGTCGCAGACATTCGGGGTGACGTGGACCCCCCTACGTTGCTCTGTGGGGTCAAACTCGCACACGGCACCAGATGGGACAGTAACCGCAGACTCGCTTTCCCAGACTGCTGGGCAGACAACGGCCGGGGCGGTAACGCAGGCGCCGCTTTTTACCAATGGACTGCGTTACACCGTATCGGTCTACGCCAAGGCGGGGTCGAAAACGTTCCTTACTATTGGCGAAGCCGCGACATCAATTGGGGTTACCTACGCGCGAACCTACTTCGATCTATCAACAGGTGTCGTCGGGACGGTTGGTCCTGGGAGCACAGCCACCATCACGTCGGAGGGCGACGGTTGGTATCTTTGCGCGATCTCTTTCGTGTCAGCCGGGACTGGCACCTACCTAATTGCACTAGAAGCGAGCGACACCGACGGTAGCAGAGTAGTCGTTGATTCTGGCGGTATCGCTCTGTGGGGTTGCGTGATCTGCCACGGCAGCGCAGCATTCGACTACATCCGCTACGGCCTAGTCACTACGACCGCCGCCGTCTACCTCCCCCGCCTCGAACTCTCTAGTCACTACGACCGCCGCCGTCTACCTCCCCCGCCTCGAACTCTCCCCGTTCACGGGGAAGCGGCGGTATCTGGTGGAGGGGGAGCGGACGAACCTGCTGCACTACTCGCAGGTGAGTCTGGCGAATTGGACATCGACGAACGTAACATTCACGGCTGGCGCTGCGACGGGGCCGGATGGGACGGCAAGCGGCGTCAAGGTCGAGGCCACGGCCAGCGCGGGGACGAGTCTCTACAAAGCGTGCGGGACAGCTATTGCTGGGACGGCGGCGACCATGACCACCGTCGTCAAGCAGGGGTCGGGTGCAACAGACGCGAACGTCTTCCGGTTCCGAAACGCGACGACCTCGACTGATCTCATCATCGGGTCGTTCAACTATTCCACTGGGGTCTGGACCACTTCGTCAGGCAGCGGCACTGTTCTGGTTGAGACCTGGGGTAGCGGCTGGTGGTGTATCCGCGTCACCTGCACAGGTCTAACTGCCGGGCACACGCTCATTCCCTACGTGGCATTCACTGGCGGCGCGGAGACGGCCGGCGAGTATTGCTACCACTACCACACGCAGGTTGAAGACGGCGAGATGGCGTCCTCTCCGATCTACACGAACGGCGCGGTAGCCACCCGCACCGCCGACCCCACTACCTACACGCTCCCGGCGGCGCTCGCGACGGCGCTCAGCACGGCGGGGACGATGTTCGTCGAGTTCGACTATGCGGGGGCGGGGAGTGCGGCGGCCCCCAGCAATCGATGCGCGGCAACCCTCTACACGGCGGGTTCCAACCGGATGGTTATTTACAACGGTTCGGGGAGGGCTGCGGCTATCTACGCGACCAACGCCAGTTCGCATGGCTATGTGGTATCCGCGGCTCCTTGCGATGCCAATACGATCGTGCGGGCGGCAGGGTTTGCCTTGGAGGATAACGTGAGGCTGTCGGTCAATGGCGGTGCTGTAGGCACTGACACTGCCTACACGCCTCCGGCGACATTCACGATGCTAGCTATCGGTGGGGCTGGGTATACCGCGGGAACTGAACTCTTCGGAGGCATCTCCCACCTGATGCTCTGGACCCACGCACTCTCCGACGCCGAACTCCAGGCGGTGAAGTCGTGAGCAACATCGGCCCGTGCAACCGGCAACTCGTGCGCACCGTCGAGGCGCGCGAACTGACCGAGAGCGTTCTCGACGAGCTGCGGCAGATCGGCAACGTCGTCGTGCTCGCCGGCAAGGGCGGGCTCGCGACGCTCCACATCCTCTGCCCGGAGGAAGCCGTCGCGAAGATC